CTCCAAGGCACTCGACGCCATTATTGACTCATATCGGCTTTCAGGTAAGACTGTCTCCGTGCCAGTCACTGCCTATCTGGGCGTGGCTGGCTCTGGGAAGACTGTTGCAACAACAGAATTCCTGCGCAACCTTACCCCGGAAGAGAGGTCCAATGCCCGCGTGGTATGCCACACCGAAAGTCTCCGTGCTGAGGCCAAGGAGAAGCTTGACTTTCCAGAAATGCGCGGATTCAATTTCCCCACCCTTACTAATATCATTCTGGAGCCTTCCTCTGGCATTGTCATCTTTGATGATGCCGGCCAAGTCTGGGGTGGTCTGCTCGATCTGGTCATTTTAACCAACCCTCTGGTCACTCATGTTGTCATCAATGGTGATCCAGCTCAGGGACACCGGTCTTTCCAAGTCGCTGGCACACAGAGCAAACACGACCCAAGTGCTATTGCCACCATTGCCCAGCACACTACCAAGTACGCTACGCTCTCTCATCGCCTCTTCCAACTCATTTGTAACACTCTCGGCATCTACACTACTTCTACGGTGCCGGGTTTTATCACCCACAGTGTTGGTCCCAAAGTTGGCATTCCTGTCTGCACTGCCTCCCCACGCTACGTCAATGTCCTCGACGCTGCCGGTCGTCATGCTGAGACCTTTCAGACCGTTCAAGGTGAAGATTATAACATGCCGTGCGAGGTCGACATGACTGGTCTTGAGGGTGCGATCATGGACCGTACAGCCTATGTTGCTTTAACACGCAGCAAGATTGGAACTTACATTCGAATGGCTGCCGCTGATCCTGCCAGCACTATCAAAGCCCCCCCTACCGGGAGTGACCTCATGAACGCTCTAGTTTACGAGATGCGAGCGAGCAACGTTGGCTCCCTATTGACTCCTTCCGCTCTTGTGAAAGCCACCTTCTACCGCCACCTTCACTGGTCTATGCCTAAGCTTGTTTGGTTCGCCAACATTGGGGCTTCCGTCGATGCTTCTGCATTCCAAACTGTTATAGCTGCAACCAACGAAGTTTTCGTTTCTGATAGTGTCGCTTCCGATGTGACCCCTGCTTCTGACAAGCCATCCGCCACCCCCCCCGACGACGTTCTTGTGGAGGAGTTCCAGCCGTGGGCCAAAGAGCACCGTGAAGCCGGCACCCGGTTTGGACAGACCGACCAGTTCAAAGACAACGCCTATGTCAATCCTCAGGTCCACAAACGCAACGACACCCCTACATACCAGCTCAGCAAAGAGAAACGCCTCAAGTCGGCCACTCGTGAACAAAATTTGGCTGACATGAAACGCAACCATCGCGAGGACATGTGCGCTGAGTTTGACAGGCTTGTTCCCACACCTCCACGCTGGTCTCCGGAATCTTTCGACGGGTACATCGACAAAGCAATCGCTGAGTATCTGTCCAAGCGAACTGCCGTCATGGTCATGCAAAAGTTGGCCCAACATGACCCCGACCGCACTCCAAGTTCAATCAAGATCTCGCTTAAGAATCAAGTCATCAAGAAGGCTGAAAAGATGGGAAAGAAAGAGGCCCTACCAGGCCAACTCATTCATGAGTATGACATAGCCCAGACTCTTTTCGACAGCTCTTTTGCCCTCTGGCTTGAGGATCACCTTCCCGATGCTTTTCCCGGCAATTTTCTCTTCTACCGCCGTATGGACCCTGACAAATTCATCCATGAGTATTCAAAAC